AAACCTAGTCCAGTTAGTAATGCAGGTGGAGGTCAGGTTAACCCATGGAAAACGGGCAATATAACTCAACAAATGCTATTATCAGAACAAGATCCTCAACTTGCAGCAGTGCTCAAGCAAGAGGCTCAAACTAAATAGTTGATTTCCGTGAAATCGACCCCCTTATCTGTGATTAGGGTATCGCAAAACTTAACAAGGTAAATCTGAATGGCTGCTCCGTTTCAGAATTATACTGGCGGTGTCCTTTTAGCGGATGTCGTCAAGAGAAATAATTTTAGTGCTTACGTTTCACAAGCTATTAAAGAACGTAGTCTATTTATTCAATCTGGTGCTGTAGTTCGTAACTCTTTGCTTGATGCAACAGCAGGAGGAACAAGAATACAAGTTCCAGAATTTAACCCAATATCTCCAACTGAGGAAATCTTAGATGGTACAGGTACATGGGGAACAAGTGGTGCTGGTTATCTAACACCTCAAAAAATCGGTACAGATACGCAGATTGCAACTATCTGTCATAGAGGTTTTGCTTATGCTGTTGATGATGTAGCTTTATTAGCTGCTGGCGAAGATCCAATGGGTCATATCAGAAATCAACTTGCAGATGCTATCAATAAATTGAACTCTGTTCGTTTATTTGAAACTCTTACTGGTTTATTCCATACTGCTCTTAATGGTCATCGTCTTGAGAAGCAATTAGGTGGTTCTGGTTCTACTGCTGAAGCAAACTATCTTACTGCTGCTACTGTTGCAGAAGCTCGTTCAAAGTTGGGAGAAAGAGGAGAGGAGCTTGATCTTCTTATCGTTCATCCTTCTGTTGCTTACTACTTATATCAAGTAGGTTTACTTACATTCTCAACATCTGCCTTATCAACTGGTACTGGCATTACTTGGGGTGGTGGTGGTGTTGGTGTAACTGATAGATCAATCGGTCAATTCGCTGGTTGTACAGTTGTCATCGACTCACAGGTAAACACAAACGATCCTACAACTACTGGTAATCGTCAGGAGTTCCGTTGCTACTTAATGAAGTCAGGAACAATTCTTGAGGGTGTTCAGTCTGAGCTAGGTATTGAAGCAGAGAGAAACATCTTATCTAAGCAAGATGTTATGTCTGTTGATTACCATAGTGCTTATCACGTTATGGGTACTAAGTGGACAAACGCTGCTGATAACCCTGCTAACTCAGCACTTAGAACAGGATCTAACTGGTCTGCAACATATGATATTGACCAAATTCCTATAGTTGAAATCTTTGTCAACTCTCCACTAGACAATGGTCTAAAGTCTTAATTTATTTTAAGATTAAAATGTGGTCATTAAACCTCATCAATTATTGGTGGGGTTTTTTCTTTACGCTACAATAAAACTAAATTACTTTAATAATCGTGGCAGCTACCATAAATGCAACTATAAAAAGTGAAACTGCTAATAGTTATGTCACTTTATCTGAGTCTAATGATTATTTTGATACCTCTCCAGATTCTTCAACTTGGACAAATAAAACAGATGACCAGAAGAAAAGAGCATTAATATCAGCTACAAGATGGATTGATACTTTGGTTTATTACGGAGATAGATGTGATGAAAGTCAGGCACTTAAGTTTCCAAGAACTAATTATCAGGTTGATGGTGTTGAATTAGCTTGTACAACAATTCCAAACAATATTAAATATGCACAATATGAATTAGCCAGAGCATTAGCAAATGATACAGATGCAATAACGGGCACTACAGGTAAAGATGGTAATTTTTCTGAAGTTAAGTTAGGAGATATACAGGTTAAATATAATACTGATAGTCAGGGTACTGGTTCTATTAATAATATTTTAGATGTTTACCCATGGCTACAAAGTTATCTTGGAGCATATATGCTTGGTGGTGCAGGTAGTTTTCAACTTAGGGTGGTTAGAGGATAATGGCAGGACAGTTAGACTCAGCATTTAAACAGATTGCAAAACAGGTTGTAGCTGATCTTGGATCTTCTTTTGATTCTTCTATTGTTTATACAAAAAAAGCATCGGGAAGTTATAACACAGCTACAGGTGCATATACCACAAGTGACACGACTTACAGTATCAATGCTCCTGTTGAGTTTGTTATTTCCACTGAAGATGATGGTAGAGAAAGAAGAGAAGCAAAGGTTTATATAACACCTGATTTAATTGGAGATAATCAACCTGATTTTCAAGATGAAGTTACATTAACTTATGCTGGATCTACAAGAGTAGGACAGATAGTTAATATAGATACAAGACAAGGTGGACAGACTTATCTGTTTACTTTATTAGTGAGGTTCTAATGGCTGTAGCTAGAAGTATTGAAAATATAGGAAAAGATCTTACTGGTAATCTGGAAAGGGATTTGAATACTTTAGTAAGAGTAATTATTACTGATTTATCAACTGAAGAATATAGTGCTGTTGATACTGGTTTTTTTGCTTCTAGTTGGACAGCTAGCACACAAAGACCTAGACCAGATCAATCAAGAAAAGATTTTGCTCCGTGGAGTAATATTAAACCTTCAAGAAATGGCACAAAAGCTCCAGGTGCAGTAGTTGAACCTAGATTTCTTGATACATTATCATTTAATTTTAAGCCTTTTTCAAAAGTATTTATTGGTAATAGATCAGAATATGCAGCCAGAGCTTTAGCCTCTCCCAGAAGTGGAGTGCCTCAATATGTACAGGGTCAGTTAGGTAAATTAATTAATAAAGTATTTACAGACAAACCAAAACTAGGTGTTGGTACATTTGGAACAGGAGTTAAATATGAGTCTAAAAATGTAAGAGATCTAAAAGGTGTTGGTTTATTTGGTGGTACTGATGATGTATTTGTTGATTACACTAATCCATGACTTTAGTTAACACCAGAGCAGCTTTTGAAAAAGCAGTGACAGATGCAGTTGCAGCGGTAGACGCTACTGTTGAAATGATTTATGACAATATGGTTTATAAGACTCCTGGAAAAACTAAAAAATATATTGTTATGTCTGTTGATTTTTCACAGGCAACAACTCAAACTCAAGGTGCATCACAGGATTTTTATTCTGGTGTTATTCAATGTAATATTTATGTTCCAAGAGGAAAAGGCACTTCTGTGCTGTCTACTTTAGGCGAGGCAGTTATTGATGGACTTACTTCTGTTAATGCTTCTAATTATACCGACACTTTTAGTTGTGATCCTAGAGTATTGGATGTTGTTGGTCCTGCTCCTATAGAACGTGACGATTCTTCACATTTTTTAGGCTTAATATCTTGTCAATTTACCGCCAACGCTTAGTATAATGATGATAGCTATACATTAACATGACTAGAGCAGTTGATCTTTTAAAAAACAAGTTTGGAGTTTCTCAACTTTACAAGCATGATGTAAAACAGAATGATGAAATTATTCTTACTGTTTATTGGCATCCATTAACTATTGCTGAAAGGGAAGCTATTCAGAAAAAAACTGGAACTGAAGATACTAACGACTATGCTTTGCAAATGATGATTGAAAAAGCATTAGATCAAGATGGTGCAAGATTATTTCAAGATGGAGATAAGGCTTCATTGAGAAGAGAAGTTTCAGCATCAATTCTTGAAGAGATTCAGATAGCAATGATTACTGTTGATAAGGAGGTTAAAGAGGCTAAAGCCGATTTAAAAAGCAAATAAAGATTGGCAATTTATATTTTCTTTAGCAAAAACATTACATAAAACTGTAGCTGAGTTATGTGAAACTCTAACTATGGAAGAAATGATAGGTTGGGCTGCTTATGCAGAAATTGAACATGAAGAATTTCAAAAGCAACGTGAACAAGCACAAAAAACTAATGCTTTAAGAGGTAAAAGAAGGTAATATAGAAGAAATGTTTTTATTTTTATAGCAAGTGGCTAATTATAATGTTGATATTAGTGTTGCTATAAAAAATACTAATAAATTAACTGCGTTTAATAAACAATTAGATAAAACTGCGGAGACAGCAGAGCGAGCAAGAAAAGGTTTAAGAGAAATAGGTCAAACTGCTAACACTAATGTTGCTACATTAAATAATTTATCTGCTGCTTTATCTAAAGCTAAATCAGAATTTAGAGATACTGTTTTAGGAACGAAAGCTAGTGTTCTTGCTGCTAGAGATTTAGCAACAGCAGAAAGAATGGTTAATAAAGAACTTAAGGAAAGAACTGCTTTAATGAATAAATTTAGATTTCAAGGTGGTGGCAGTCCATTTAAAAGTTTTAGTCAAAGAGCAGATCAAATAACTTCTCCAAATGTTTTAACTGTTGCACAACAAAAAGCTATAGATAGAAATAATAGAAAACGTGGAATTACTACTACTCCATTTGGGCCTCAACAAATGGTCAATCAGCCATTTGAAGCAGTTAGTCTTACTTCTCCACAAGCAATAAGAGATCGAATAATTAATAGAAGAGCAGCCCGTTTCGCTGCAACAGGTACAGCTTCTAGTTTCCCTAAAAGTGTAAGAGAAGAATCAGAGAAAAGAGGATTTTTAGCGTTCAGTAAGGCTGCAAGTAAAATTCAAAAAGATACAAAAAATATTTCTGGATTTACTAAAAAATCATCACAAATATTAAGTCAACAAGCTACTAGAGATGCTTTTGAAGCACCTATGATACCTCCTGCTCAAAAAAGGCTTACACTTCCAGAAAGACTTGGAATTGGAAGAAGAGCTAATCCTAGAGGTATGTTTGCTTCTCAAACTGGAGTTTCTGGAAGAATTAAAGGTGGTTTGCAAAGTGGTCTAATTGGTGGTGGTTTTCCTTTATTATTTGGTCAAGGTGGTTTAGGTGCTGCTGCTGGTGGTATTGGAGGTTTAGCTGGTGGTGCTTTATCTCCTGGGTTTGGTTTTGCTGGCTCTATTGTTGCTACTGCTGCTGCTCAAGAAATTCAAAAAATAATAGATTTTAGAAAAGCAATAAAAGAATTAAATGTAGAATTACAAAATCAAGGAATTAATACTAAAATTACTAGAACACAAATTAAACAATTAGCAAAAGATTTAAAAATTACAAAAGAAGAAGCTATTCAAGTAGCAAAAGAGTTTGGTAAATTTCAAGATGTAGGAGGTTTAAATTTAGCAAGAATTTTTGGAGATAGAGCAACATTTGATGCAACTGTAGGATTAAATGATTTTTCAAGTACTTTAAATAGAATACAAACACTAAGCGAGAAATTAACATTAGGACAAGAATTTGAAGCTTATAAAATATTAAGCACAGAAGGATCTGAGGCTGCAAACGAGTTTATTAAAAATTCTTTATTAGCTTCTGAACAATCTGAAAGATTTACAACTAGATTTGAAAAAGATTTAAAGAAATTTGAAGATGTTGGAGTTAGTTCAATTAGAAATGTTTTTGGTAAATTAAATGATTTACAAATCCAGACATTTTTAGGAGAAGATTTTCAGAAGGTCATTAGACAGATAATGAAAGATGATGAAGAGATTCAAAAAATATTAAGTGATCCTACTAATACAAGAGATGGTTTAATTAGCGTAGAAGCAAAAGGACAGATTGATGTTCGTTTGAAGGAAATTTTAGGAGATACATTATTATTGCAACAAGCATTAAATAAGCTTCCAGCAGAATTTGATTTAAGCACTGTTAAAGCAAAAGAATTAGTTGATGCCCTAAGTGCAAATGTAGAGAATTTAATGTTTTTAGAGGAGTTCAAAGCACCCGAAGAAGAATTAAAAAAATTAGAAAAGGCTCAAAGAATAATTATTGATGTAAGTAAAGAAATGAAGCTAGGTTTTGAAGATGCCTTTAAAGGTATTGTCAAGGGAACGATGACAGTTTCTGATGCTTTTAGAAGTATGTTAAATAGAATTAGTGATTACTTTTTGGATCTTGCTGCACAAATATTTGCTTTAGGTTTACAAAAATCCTTTTTAGGTCTATTTCAAAACTTATTTAATATTCAGATGCCATCTATTAGTGGAATGGCAGATGGAGGAAGGGTTACGGGTGGTAGGCCATATATAGTTGGAGAACGAGGGCCAGAATTATTTACACCAGGAGTAGGTGGCAGTATCACACCAAATGAAGCTCTTGGTGGTGGTTCAACTAATATAGTTGTTAATGTAGACGCTTCTGGTTCTAACGTAGAGGGAGATGAAGATGAAGGTAGAGCATTAGGTATTGCATTATCAGCAGCTATAGAGACAGAATTAATTAAACAGAAAAGACCTGGAGGTTTACTTGCATAATGGCTACTTTTCCATCAATCACACCAACATACGGGCAACAGAAAAGATCTGTACCAAATACTAGAACAGTTCGTTTTGCTGATGGCTATGAACACAGAAT